CTAGTTGGGCTTTTCTATTTTGTACTTTTTATAAAATCTCAAATCTAAGGATATACTATGAACCTCAATCCTATCGGCGGTATCGTCGATGGGCTTGCGAAAGGTTTAGATGAACTCTTCACATCTGAAGAAGAGCGGGAAGCTGCAAAGCTAAAATTAGCTACACTAATGCAGCAACCGCATATGCTCCAAGCAGTGGCGAATATCGAGGGTGCAAAGCATCGATCAATATTCGTTGCTGGGTGGCGTCCAGCTATTGGCTGGGTCGCCGCGCTTGGCTTGGGGTATCAGTTCCTGATCTTACCATTCGCAGGTCTAATTAACGCATACGCAAAACTACCCGTAGAACTCCCAAGTTTAGCGGCGGAACAACTCATGAGTTTAGTCATGGCATTACTAGGTCTTGGCGGCATGAGAACATTTGAGAAATACAAAGGCGCATCTAAGTGAAAGATAATTTTGAACAGAGTTTAAAGATGATCCTGCACCACGAAGGAGGGTTCGTGAACCACAAAGACGATCCCGGCGGTGCGACAAATCTCGGAGTTACCCAAGCGGTTTACGAGGGGTGGGTCGATGCGCCTGTGACTGTAGATGACATGAAGGCACTCACGGTGTCGGATGTCACACCAATATATAAACGTAACTATTGGGATCGATCTAAATGTGACGAACTTCCATCTGGTGTTGATTTCGCGGTCTTTGACCTCTCTGTTAATGGTGGGGTGGGTCGTGGAGCTAAGACGCTTCAAAAGGTCGTAGGGGTGTTACAGGACGGTGCTATAGGGCCACAAACCCTGAAGGCTGTGTCTAAAATGGACCCCACTGATATCATCGAAAATTATGCAGCGGAACGTGAGGCGTTCTATCGTCGCCTGAAGACATTCTCCACGTTTGGTCGTGGGTGGCTCAGACGTAACGAAGAGACCCGCATTGCTGCACTAAAGATGGCAGGAGGATAATATGTCTGCATCTAAAGAATTACTAGGAAACCTACACTCTGCAATCGCGGCAGACTTACTCGCTCGTATCCAGAGTGGTGAGGCAAGTGCCGCTGAGTTGTCTACTGCAATCAGGTTTCTGAAGGACAATAATATCGAAGCTATTGCGTCAGAGAATGAGGGACTTACCGCATTGATGAAAGCCTTGCCTGATTTCGATAGTGAAGAATACTACAACTAGAGGCCATTAATCACCGTTCCTAGGTAACCCAAACTTAGGAGCAATAATGGACCTCGCTTTTTATCAACGTAAGGCAATAGAGACCGCAATATACCCGCCCGAATACCGTATCTCATACCCAGCTTTTGGTCTCGCAGGAGAAGCTGGTGAGGTCATGAACAAGATCAAAAAGGTCTACCGTGACAAACAAGGTGTATTCGACAAAGAAACCAAAAAGGAAATCGCTAAAGAACTCGGTGATGTTCTTTGGTATCTTGCGGTCCTTTCACAGGACTTAGGTCAAAGCCTAGACCGCACCGCTGAGATGAACCTTGAAAAACTATCGGAACGTAAGAAGCGTGGGACCTTAGCTGGCTCAGGTGACAACCGATGAAAACAATGGATAATTACCTACCTACAAACTATCAAAAATTTATTCACACATCACGTTATGCACGGTGGCTCGATGACGAGCAACGCCGTGAAAGCTGGAGTGAAACAGTAGAGCGTTATATCGAGAATGTTGTCGGTAAAACTCTACAAGGAAAAGACAGCTTATCTGCTTCCGCTGTTAAAGATATCCGTGAGGCTATCCTTAGCTTAGACGTTATGCCTTCCATGCGAGCCTTGATGACCTCAGGTCCTGCTTTGGAGCGGGACAACACCGCAGGTTATAACTGTTCTTATCTACCCGTAGACGATCCCAAATCATTTGATGAAGCCATGTTTATCCTATTGTGTGGTACAGGTGTGGGGTTCTCGGTAGAGCGGCAGTACATTAAGAAGTTACCAGAAGTTCCTGAATTGATGTTTGATAGCGATACAACCATTATCGTTAAAGACAGCAAAGAAGGTTGGGCGAAAGCTCTGCGGCAACTCATTGCTCTTCTGTATTCAGGTGAGGTTCCATCTTGGGATGTCTCTAAGGTACGCCCAGCGGGAGCCAAATTGAAAACCTTTGGTGGCCGTGCGTCAGGCCCAGCGCCTCTTGTCGATCTATTCAACTTCGTTGTTGATGTCTTTAAGAAAGCCGCTGGTCGTAAATTGTCATCCTTGGAGTGCCATGATCTGATGTGTAAGATCGGTGAGGTTGTCGTTGTTGGTGGTGTACGCCGCTCTGCAATGATCAGCTTGTCAAACCTTTCGGATGATCGGATGCGCCATGCCAAGTCAGGGCAGTGGTGGGAGAATGACCCACAACGTGCTTTGGCTAACAATTCAGTATCCTACACTGAAAAGCCTGACAGCCTCTCGTTCATGCGTGAGTGGATGGCATTGGTTGAGTCAGGTTCTGGTGAACGTGGTATCTTCAACCGTGAAGCATCAAAGAAACAAGCTAAAAAGAATGGTCGCAGGGATGACTCTTACGATTTCGGAACTAATCCGTGTTCGGAGATAATTTTGCGACCGTATCAGTTTTGCAACCTAACGGAGGTCGTGGTTCGTGCTACAGACAATATTAAAGACTTGGAACGAAAAGTTCGACTTGCGACTATTCTCGGAACTATTCAGTCCACTTTCATACAGTTCCCATATTTGCGTAAAGTGTGGCAACGAAATACAGCCGAAGAGCGATTGCTCGGTGTGTCTCTCACGGGGGTAATGGATAATCCATTAATGAACCTGAAGAACAAAGGTCTTGATAAAACACTTGAGCACCTAAAGTGGATCGCAGTGGAAACAAATAAGTTGTGGGCTGAAAAGCTCGGCATCCCTGTATCCGCAGCTATTACTTGCAATAAACCAAGTGGAACGGTGTCACAACTGTGTGACTCTGCGAGTGGGATACACGCGCGTCATAGTGAGTATTACATTCGTCGTGTTCGTGGTGACATGAAAGACCCTCTGACACAGTTCATGGTTGATCAAGGTATTCCTTCAGAACCTGATGTGTTTAAGCCTGACCAAACTATGGTCTTTAGCTTTCCACAGAAGGCCCCTGATAAGGCTGTGGTCACCTCAGATATGTCCGCGATTGACCAACTAGAGATGTGGTTGGCCTACCAGCGTTCATGGTGTGAGCACAAACCATCTGTAACTATAAATGTTCGTTCGTCTGAATGGTTTTCTGTAGGCGCATTTGTCTACAAGAACTTTGACGAGATGTCTGGTGTATCGTTCCTGCCTTACTCGGAACACACATATCAACAGGCTCCATACGAGGAGGTAGGTAAGTCAGATTACAAAAAGTTGTTGTCTGTTATGCCTGATAACATCGATTGGGCGAAACTCAAAGAATACGAAGCGGAAGACACAACAATCGGGTCACAAACACTGGCTTGCTCTGGTGGGTCCTGCGAAATCGTAGACTTAACATAAAAAAATTAGGGGTCCCTTAGGGGACCTCTTTTTTTGATCAAGGATAATTATGGCTATACCTGAAACACCATTTCACAAAAAAATAAGATCAGACTTTAAGATATTCGTTTACTACATCCACCAACACCTCGGCCTTCCAGAGCCAACCCCAGTACAGCTAGATATCGCAGACTACTTGCAGCATGGACCTAAGCGTTCCATCATTCAGGCTTTTCGTGGGGTAGGGAAGTCACACCTAACCGCTGGTTATGTCGTGTGGCGTCTTCTCAAAGACCCTGAAGCTAAGATACTTGTTGTATCAGCATCCAAGGAACGTGCCGATGCGTTCTCTACATTCTGTCAGCGACTCATATGGGAGCTAGAGGGTCTAGAGTACCTGAAGCCCCGATCAGAACAACGGCAGTCTAAGATCAGCTTTGACGTAGGCCCAGCGACAGCCTCGCAGTCTCCTAGTGTTAAATCCGTGGGTATCACCTCACAGATCACAGGGTCTCGTGCCGACCTGATCGTAGCAGACGATATTGAGGTCTTGAATAACTCTGGTACGCAACAGATGCGAGACAAGTTAGCTGAAACTATCAAAGAGTTCGATGCGGTTCTTAAACCGCTCCCGACATCCCGTGTGGTGTTCTTGGGGACCCCTCAGACTGAAGACAGCCTGTACGGGAAACTCCCTGAACGTGGCTATCAATGCCAAATCTGGCCAGCACGGATGCCTAAGCCTGAAGAGATGGATAAGTACGGTGAGAGCCTAGCTACGTTCATCAAGGGCCTCGATCTCAAACCTACAGAGCCTACAGACCCCAAGCGGTTTGGAGAGTCTGACCTTTTGGAGCGAGAAGCATCCTACGGTAAAGCAGGGTTTGCGATGCAGTTCATGTTATCGACCCAGCTATCCGATATGGAGCGTTTCCCTCTCAAGGTACGCGATCTGATCATCATGTCCGTAGACAACGAACAAGGACCCCTGAGATTAACTTGGGGACCTCTAGAGGACCGCGCATTGAACGAGCTACCCAACGCAGCAATGCGAGGGGACCGTATGTACCCACCAATGAACGTGGGGGATGTCTTTAGTGATTTCTCTGGTACTGTTATGTCCATTGACCCTAGTGGTCGTGGGGCAGATGAAACAGGTTACGCAGTCGTTAAGATGCTCAACGGTTATCTCTATGTGGTTGCCTGTGGGGGTCTCAGTGGTGGTTATGATGATACCACGCTCACTGAACTCAGCCATATCGCAAAAAAATATAAGGTTAATCACGTTGTGATAGAGAGCAACTTTGGTGATGGTATGTTCATGCAACTGCTACAGCCCGTGCTCGGTAAGATACACCCCGTGTTAATCGAAGAGGTACGTCACAGTAAGCAGAAGGAACGTAGGATCATCGACACACTTGAACCAGTGATGATGCGACATAAGCTAGTGTTCGACCCTAAGGTTATTGAGGAAGACTACAGGACCGCTCAGAAATACGAGCAAGCCGTAAGGTTCCACAAGATGCTGATCTATCAAATGACACGCATAACAACCGACAAAGGTTCACTGAGACACGATGACCGACTAGATGCTCTTAGCATGGCCGTGGGTTACTTCGTAGAACAGATGAACAGAGACGAAGTAGCTGGGGAACAAGCGCACAAACAAGACCTCATGGACCTTGAGTTGCGTAAGTTCATGGATAACGCATCTAACCCTAATAAGGTTAGGCGCCCTATAATCTCTGAAGAAGCTACCATGTTCACATCCTTTAGGTAGCCCTGAGAGCCACGGAGAGGCCCCCTAGAGGGGCCTAACGTGTTTTCATGGGGTCAAGGTGCTGAGGGGCCTTATATGGACTCAGGAGTCTTGTCCTGATCGAGTATCCAATTATAGACATCATCAAGATCAACCTTGGTAAGACCACAGTACAGCAAGAGCTTTAGACCTTCCTCTTGGGCTAACCCAGAGGCTTTCTCGTCTAGGTCGAATGTATATGTAGCACCACCATCTTCGTTGATCTTGATGTCTTTAACTTCAATCGTTCCTGTCATCATCACTCTCCGTAAGGGCATCCCAAGATACTGGGAACAACTCAATCATCTTGTGGTCGATCTGTTTGGCTACCTCACGGGTCTCTACCTGTGTGTCAGGCTTGCAGCGCAGGTTGCACATATCACTGAAGGCATCTAGCGAACCCGACCAGTACCACTCAGTCATGGTATTCTGAGGTAGCACCATACGGGCCTGTTCCTCACACACGTTCTGCTCCAGAAGGTTATCGTAAAGCATAGCGACTAACCGTTGTGTGGTCTTGATGTTGATATCAGGTACAACACCATCACTACCTTGCTTCTTGTCTGTTGACTGACCACGCCATACGTCAGGCTCAAAGAACTCTGGAGGGTCACTGACATACCTACGGCTGATCTCATTCCACCTAAGAAACTTATGCTTCACAAGTTGCCTAGCGACAAAGATAGGGGCCTTAACGTGGAACGATGCAAAGCAATGACCAAAAGGACTAATGTGCTTGTGCTTGGCTAGGTAACGGATCAACCGATCATCCTTAGTCTTGAGCTTAGGGGGACCCCAAGGGTCATCCTCCATCTCACTGGTCTTACCAAAGGATACCCTAGCAGCATTGGCAACCGACAGATCACCACCCATATGGTCGATGTACGTTACTTCAATCATTCTTAGCATCCTCATTCAGTACGTCAGCAACATCCTCTAGGTCAGCCACTACGGCCTCCCCAAACTCCTGAAAGGCTGCGGTGAGTTGGTTGTGTTGGTACGCCACTTCCTCCAGTAACCTCTGGGTCTTGTAGTTCTCCCAGAGCATGAAAAAGATAACGACGATAAACCCCACATCGATCAGTTGGTTAATCTCGATCATGCTTGGGTACTCATGGTGTTCAGGTGGACCACAAGTTCATCATAGCCACCTATGAGATCACCCTCAGGAGAGAACACCTGTGGCACTGTCTTTAGCTTGGCTATCTTGAATAATGATCGGACCCACGGGTTCTTCTCTAGGTCATAATATTGGTAGTCAGAATACTTATCCATCAACAAGGCTTTCGCCTGTGAACAGTAGGAACAGTTAGGTGCTCCGATGATTACATAAGGGTGCATGAGGTTATCCTTTAGGGGTTTTCTAGTAACGGTGATTAATCCCGCAGAAACCCAATGAAATAAGGATAATTAATTATTCACCGTATCTAGAATAGATCCCCCAAAGATACACCTATAGGGTACTATAGGGTTACCTCGTGTTTAACCTCAGGGCAAGCTAAGGATGTACACCACCGTGTATCCC